AAATGCTATGAGATCGGCTGAAAGCCTCCTTAGTTCCTCTTCACTCAGACATTCCGACGCCTGGCAGGCAAGTGTGGACAGAACATAGAGACTGGAGCATTTGCTTTTCATAAGACACCACCTAAAAGACACTTAATCAATTATATTCATTACAAGAAAGGACCGTGAATAATGAAATCACAAAGAACAATATATTACATAGGGCAAAGGCTGGAGATCCCTTATGAAGAAAAAGAAGGACGAAAGATGGTAAGAAAATACAAAAGAGTACAGATCATAGGTCTGTACACCAACTTTGCCCTCTGTAAAGTAAACGGACGCTACAGAGAGTGCTATCCATATGATGTACTAGAGGCAGCAGTATAACCAGCGTTGCGCCGGCGCAAGTAAGGAGAGATTGATCCAATGGATGAAAAAGAATATCAGGAGTATCAAAGCAAAAAAGAATATCTAACAGGCTACCGAAAAGCTTGCAAAAAAATCGAAAGTCTGAAAGAACAACTGGGTTCTCTCCATGAGATTGAGCAGAGCGTCAAGTCACAACAGCTGTCAGACATGCCCAAAGGAAGCAACCGGCACCAGGACTTGTCAGATCTGATGGTTAAGCTGGAGGACCTGCAGGCACAGATTGCCGACGCTATCACAGAATCCTGCAAGATAAAGCTGGAGATCGAGGAATCGCTGTGGAAGTTGGAAGATCCAGAGGAAGCCAGAGTTTTAAGGTTTCGATACATATACTTTATGGATTGGGGAGAATTAAGTGAAATAATGGGCTATAGTCCGAGACAGGCACAGAGGATACATAAGGATGCAATAAAAAAAATAAAGATGTCGCACAATGTCGCACTCCAATGTGATAATATATAAACTAAAAGAAGGATGCAGAAAGGGAACTGCGTCCTTCTTTCTGCATATATCTGTCGAGGATTCCCAAACGAGGGAATCCTCCCTCCTTATTAGGAGTTAAATAAAATATCAAAGGTGGTGAGCCCTTGCCGAAGGCGAAAGATAAAAGAGTGGAGGAAGCCTTCAAATTGTATAAGGAAGGGCTGAAACTCATTGAAATCTCCAAACAGTTGGATGTAGCAGAAGGAACTGTAAGGAGTTGGAAAAACCGTTACAAATGGGAAGGAGAGAGAAACGCAACGTTGCATAAAAAGGATTGCAACGTTGCAAACAAAAAGAAAAAAACAAAGAAGGCTGCCGTTGAAGAGGTTGAAACGGTTTTGAAAAATAACGATTTGACCAGTAAACAACAGCTTTTTTGCATCCATTACATTCGTTGCTTTAACGCAACAAAGGCTTACCAAAAAGCCTATGAATGCAGTTACTCAACTGCGGTTACAAATGGCCCGGCATTACTCGGAAATACTCGGATAAAACAAAAAATATCCCAGCTAAAACAAGAACGACTTAATCGGGAATTTTTAAACGAGGAAGATATTTTTCAAAAATATATCGACATAGCATTTGCCGATATAACGGATTATGCGGTCTTTGGAACCAGAGAAGTAGAATATTATGATAAAAAAGGCATAGAACACAAGGCAAAGCTGCCTTTTGTAGATCTAAAAGACAGTAAGGATGTTGATGGCACATTAATTTCAGAGGTATTACAGGGAAAAGATGGTGCAAAGATCAAACTATCTGATCGGATGAAGGCGCTGCAATGGCTGAGTGACCATATGGATCTTGCGACAGAAAAACAACGCGCTGAAATTCAGGCGATAAAAGCGAAGATGGAGCAGAATGATGATACCGGGCAAGAAGATGATGGCTTTATTGATGCACTAAATGCAACGTCCATAGAGGATTGGTGTGATGAAGAGGATTGCTAAAAAAGTGTTTAAATTCAGACCTTTTTCAAGAAAGCAAAGGAAGGTTCTGAACTGGTGGTGCAAAAATTCGCCAGTAAGAGAAATGGACGGGATCATTGCCGATGGCGCGATCCGTTCCGGAAAAACATTATGCATGTCATTATCATACGTGATGTGGGCAATGGAGTCCTTTAGAGACCAGAATTTTGGAATGTGTGGCAAAACCATCGGATCGTTTAGAAGAAACGTTCTCTTCTGGTTAAAGTTGATGTTGCGATCGAGAGGTTATGGCGTAACAGACCACAGAAATGACAATTTGGTTGTCATTACCAAAGGCAGCAGGACGAATTATTTTTACATTTTTGGCGGGAAGGACGAGAGATCTCAGGATTTGATACAGGGCATTACGCTTGCAGGCTGTTTTTTCGACGAAGTGGCACTTATGCCAGAGAGTTTTGTAAACCAGGCAACGGGACGTTGTTCAGTGGATGGCTCTAAATATTGGTTTAACTGTAACCCAGATGGACCATATCACTGGTTTAAGAGAAATTGGATTGACAAGAGGGATAAAAAGCACCTGCTATATCTTCATTTCTCCATGGAGGACAACCTTAGTCTGAGCGATCGAATAAAGGACCGGTATCGTTCTATGTACAGCGGCGTGTTTTACAAACGTTACATTCTTGGACTATGGGTAGTTGCAGAAGGCATTATTTATGATATGTTCGATGAAGAACGTCATATTATAAAAACCTTGAAAGGTCTAATCTTTCGTGATTATTATGTATCATGTGACTATGGGACGCAGAATGCAACAGTATTCCACTTATGGTCAAAAGAGGCTTCTGGGAAATGGATATGCCTTAAGGAATATTACTACAGTGGACGGGACGAGGAGAGACAAAAGACGGATACAGAGTACGCAGACGATCTGGAAAAGTGGCTCAATGGTATAAGACCGCGAAAGATCATCATTGATCCATCGGCAGCGTCATTTATTGCCGAGCTCAAAAAAAGAGGATTCCAGATAAAAAAGGCAAAAAATGATGTTCTGGATGGAATCAGGTACGTTGCGTCATTATTAAATAAAAACAAGATTGGGATATATCATGAGTGTAAAAATACTATTCTTGAGTTCAACTCTTATATATGGGACAGTAAGGCAGCAGAACGAGGGGAAGACAAACCAATTAAAACCAGAGATCATTGTATGGACAGCCTTAGGTATCTTTGTTATACGATTATCCGTGGTGGGGACGGAATTAGAATATTAAAGTGAGGTGGACAGGATGGATCTGGAGACAGCTCAAAAGCTAATAGAAAAATACACAGCCAGGCACGCGGAGTACGTCAGGAATGCGGAGATAGCAGAACGATATTATCGGAATGAAACGGATATCTTATTCCGAAAAAAATCAGAACAAACAGAAGGAGGGAATCCTTTAAGAAATGCAGATAACCGTATTCCAAGAAATTTTCATGGGTTGATTGTAAATCAGAAGGCGGCATATGCCTTTACAATACCACCGACATTTGATATCGGCAATACCACAGCAAACAAAAAAGTAACAGAACTGCTCGGTGATGAATTCACAAAGAATTGTATGGAACTCTGCGTGAATGCTGCTAATATGTGTGCAGGATGGGTACATTATTGGGTTGGTGAAGAGGGCATTGAATGGGCAGTAGTGGACAGCAAGCAGATCACACCAGTGTTTGACAAAAGCCTAAAGAAAAAACTGATTGGAGTTCTTCGCGAATATCCGATTTTTTCGGATGCCGGAGAAGAATACAAGGTGTATGAATACTGGACAGACAAAGAATGCCAGGCTTTTAGAAAGAAAGCAGAAGATACCATGCAAGAAGGGCTGTCATATTATCATATGTTCGTCAACGAGGACACCGGAGAGGAACTGGACAGATATAAACACGAATTTGGCGAAGTGCCGTTTATACCATTCTGGAACAACAACATACGAACGGACGATTTAAAAAATATAAAACCCCTGATAGATGTCTATGATAAAGTATTTAGTGGTTTTATTAATGACCTAGAAGATATACAGGAACTTATATTTGTAATCTCTGGATATGGGGGTACAGACTTAAATGGTTTTCTCCAGGATTTAAAGAAATATAAGGTTATCCAGGTGGATCCCAGCGAAGGAAGTCCAGGCGTTAGCACAATAAATATTGAGATACCAATTGAGGCACGCAACAGTGTCCTGGAGGCAACGAGAAAGGCTATCTTTGAACAGGGACAAGGTTTTGATCCACGCCCTGAGAATTTTGGAAATCAGTCCGGCGAGGCTCTTAAGTTTATGTATTCTTTGCTGGAAATGAAAACCGGATTGATGGAGACAGAGTTCCGCCTTGGATTCGCCAGGCTTATCCGTGCTTTATGTAAATATGCCGATATCCCGTGCGACGTGATCACGCAGACCTGGAAACGTACCCGGATAAAAAATGAAACAGAACAGGCACAGATCTGTCGGGATTCAACGGGAATCATAAGCCGGAAAACGATTCTTAAAAATCATCCTTTTGTGGAAAATGTGGATGAAGAACTAAAACAACTGCAGAAGGAAGAAAAAGAAGATCAGGAGAAGACGGAATTATATCAGAACGCATTTTCGGGAAAGGAGAAGGAGAACGAAGATGAAAAAGAGGAAAATAGCGATATTAGGGACGAAGTACACAATTAGAAAGAAAACATTTCGTGAAGAGCCACTCTTTGGTGAGAGGAATATTGATGGATATTGCGATGGACACTTAAAAGAGATAGTATACTGTGATTTGGTAACCCACCCTGCCTTTTCAAATGAATCGGAGGAATATTGCAATTCATGTGAGAAAGCTACAATAAGACATGAGATCATACATGCATTTTTTAATGAATCAGGTCTGATGGAAAATTCAGCAAAGTTTCAACACGGGTGGTCGCAGAACGAAGAGATGGTTGACTGGTTTGCGTTGCAGTGCCCCAAAATACTCAAGATTTTTCGCAAACTGGATATTTTGTAGGGAAGGTGTATACACATGCCTAAAAAAAGTGCGGAATACTGGCGTGAGCGATTCAGCCAGCTGGAAAAGGCTGCGAATACAAAGTCCCAGAAAAAGGCGGAAGAGATTCAGGAACAATTTGATCGTGCTCTTTCGGAAATAAGTAAAAAGACAATAGTCTGGTATCAGAGGCTTGCTGACAATAATGGCGTGTCACTGGCCGAGGCAAAGAAGCTGCTGGATAGAGATGAACTAAAAGAGTTTCGCTGGAGCGTGGAGGAATATGTCAAATACGGAGAGGAGAATTCTGAAAACCAGCAGTGGGTAAAAGAATTGGAAAATGCTTCGGCAAAGGTTCATATCCGTCAGCTGGAGGCGCTTCAGTATGAAATACGTGGAGAGGCGGAAAAACTCTACACAAAATATATGGACAAGACAAAGAGCCATGTAAAGGATAGTTACACAGGCGAATATTATCATACCGCATACGAAATCCAGAAGGGACAAGGAAAAAACTCCAATATCCGAAAACTGGATAACAGAGTGGTGGAAAAGATCCTAAACAAACCTTGGGCTGTAGATGAAAAAAATTTTTCTGAACGAATCTGGCAGGATAAAACCAAGCTGATCAACACCCTGTATCAGAGTTTATCCAAAATGTGCATTACGGGAGCTTCGCCGGAGATCGCAGTAAGCGAAATCGCCAAGGCAATGAAAGTTTCCAAAACCCAGGCGCGAAGGCTTGTAATGACGGAGGCAGCAGCGTTCAGCAATATGGCACGGCGTGATAACATGGCGGAAATGGGGGTGAAGGAATATGAAATACTGGAGGCCCTCGATAGCATCACCTGTAGTTTTTGCAGTACGATGGATAAAAAACACTATTCGTTAGGGGATTTTGAGATTGGTGTAACGGCGCCACCTTTTCATCCGCAATGCCGTGGCAATACAATACCTTATTTTAACGATGAATACACAGAAGGAGAAGAGCGAGCCGCCCGCGGAGAGGACGGAAAGACGTATTATGTGCCTGCTGATCTGTCGTACCAGGAATGGAAAAAGAAATACGTCAGAACGGAATCTGAAATGCCAGGAGGAAAATCAAAGAGGATCGATCTGGGGAAAGTGTTGATGGAAAGCCTGAGTGAAGCGGTTGTTTACTTTGAAGATCAGATCAGGGATAAAGATGTTGAGAATGCGGTCGTTGTCGAAAATAACGGGCAGGTTGTGCAGTTTATCGGTGAAAAAGATAATGTGGATATATATGATGTGAATCTGGAAAAAGCAATCATCACCCATAACCACCCGGAAGCCCAGGGTGATGTCTCGTTCGGCAAAGATGATTTTTCTTTTCTACAGGAACACCCTGAGATCAAAGAGTTCCGCTGTGTAAGCAATACATATAATTATAAGATCCGGGTATTGAAACCATTAGATAAAATCAGTTATAATACAATATACAGGGAGGGGCTTGAGGGGATTTTGACAGGTGAAGAACCAAATCATTGTATATGCTGCGTTTTGGAAAAGAAAGGATATATTGAGTATGAGCGAACTAAAATTGACAAAAGGACAGATAGGTAAAATAGAAGAGCTGAAAAAGCAATGGCTGGACGAAGTGGAGGCTCTTCCGGAAGTGAAACTTCCACCAAACACTTTAAGCCACGCTTCAAATATCCCGAGGATGGAAATAGAAAGGAAGTATCAAGCGCTCATTCAGAAGGTTGTGAATGAGGGGAAATAGGTAGATTTTTTTGTTGTTCTGTGATATATTGATTATATTACAATTTTGGAGGATATGAAATGGCATTATTCAGTAAAAACAAGGAAAAGGTTTTTTCTAATATTCAGCACGTAGTAGGATTAAGCGTACCAGAAGATTGTGATTGTCAAGTAACGGCAACACAAAAAGGAATAATTATCTTGTGCCTTGGGAGCGAAATGTTAATAGAATATGAAAAAATAAAACATGTAGAGTTTCAAATGGATATTGATGAAAAACAATTTAAACATCATAGCTTGGCAAAAGGAATAGTTGGCGCTGTTACATTTGGGGCAACTGGAGCAGTGCTGGGATCTATTCCTAAAACTAAGACTAAGAGAGAAGTAACAGGTTATTCATTCATAACTTATACAGATTCAGAAGAAAGCAAAACCACGATTGTGTTTCGTGACAAACAGTCAAATTCGTTGGTTTGTGCAAAAATGGTTGATACGTTAAATTCAAAGATGTGTAAGTAATAAATCTTTTAATACACTTCTGATTCAAAAAAATAAAATACCTGAATTTGCGTGGGTGTAAACCAGAGAGAGCTTAGGAGTAGGCTCTCTTTCTTTATGCATGAGATAAAAACAGGACTGCTGCCAGCCCTGTTTTTATATATTCCGCCGTGGAGTATCCGGCTGAACCTGTACTGGCAGTACCAGAATAAAAGATATGGAGGGAAAGAGAATGGAATGGTTACTGAAAATACTGCAAGAGGCTTCTGCGAATGAGGATGGAAAAGTGGATATTAAGGCTGTATATGACGTCGCACAGAAGGAGTTTCCGAATCATGCAGTACCAAAGAAGGACTTTGATGCCAAAGCAGAGGAACTGAAGACGGCAAACAAAACGATCACCGATCTGAAAAAGGAAAACAAGGACAGTGAAGAGCTTCAGAAGAAAATTGAGGATTATGAAAATGAGATTGAAAAACTGCAGAATTCCTCACGGGAAGAAAGGCAGACATATGTTTTAAAAGAACAGCTGAGCAAAGCGGGGGTCATTGATCCGGATTATCTGATCTATAAGGCGGGCGGTGTCGGGAAGTTTACCTTCGACAAGGAAAACAATCCGATAGGAGTGGAAGACGTTATAAAGCCATATAGGGCGGACAAATCAATGACCCACCTGTTTAAACAAGAGCAGAGAAAGCCCGCATACAACCCCCAGGGAGGCGAAGGGGAACATTCCGAAAATCCCTTCGCGAAAGAAACTTTTAACATGACAAAACAAGGGGAGCTTTTAAGGGCAAACCCGGAACAGGCGCGGGCAATGGCTGCGGCGGCAGGAGTAAACATCTAAAAATGAAAGGAAAAGGTGAAGTAAATGAGAACGACGTTACAGGATGTTATCGTACCAGAATTATTCAATCCATACGTAGTAAACAGGACAATGGAACTTTCTGCGCTGCTGAGCAGCGGGATTGTGGAAAACAATAAAGAATTTGACAAACTGGCTTCACAGCCTGCACCAACAGTGAATATGCCTTTCTTTGAGGATCTTAATGGAGAATCTGAACAGGTGATTGAGGGTGAGGATCTGGAAGAGAACAAGATTACATCCAACAAGGATGTGGCGGTAATATTCCGGAGGGCAAAGATGTGGAGTGCGACAGACTTATCCGCTGCGCTTGCGGGAAAGGACCCGATGAAAGCCATAGGAGAGCTGGTTGCCAGGTTCTGGTCTAGAGATTTGCAAAAGGAATTGATCAGAGTGCTCAATGGTATTTTTGGAACAATTCCAGCGGTGACAGGAGATACTGCAAAACCGGAGGAAACACGTCTGGCCTCCAACTTGTTGGATATATCAGGAAAAAGTGGCGCTGCGGCAAATTGGAGTGGATCCGCTTTTATTGACGCGGAGCAACTGCTAGGAGATGCAAAGGCTCAGCTGACAGGAATAGCGATGCACAGTGCAACAGAAGCAGAACTAAGAAAACAAAATATGATTCAGACGATAAGGCCATCAGAAGACGCAAGCTTTGATGTGTATCAGGGAAAACGGGTAATTGTGGATGATGGCTGCCCGGTAGAGAAAGGTGTTTATACCACATATCTGTTTGGAAATGGAGCCGTAGCGCTCGGAAATGGGAGCCCAGAAGGCTTTGTGCCAACAGAGACAGATCGTGCAAAAAGAAAAGGTTCTGGCGTAGATTATCTTATCAATCGACGGACCAGTATCCTTCACCCGCGCGGCGTAGCGTTCACGAGTGAAAATGTGGCTAAAACAGAGGGGCCATCCCCAGAAGAAATGCGGGATCCATCGAACTGGAAACCGGTTTATGAGCCAAAACAGATCCGGATCGTGGCTTTTAAGCACAAACTTTAGGATGGTGATGAGCGATGGAGACAAAGAAATTAAAAGAACTTCTTGGAATGGATCCGCAAGACCATTCAAAAGATTCTGTCCTAAGGTTTATAGCAGAAGAGGCGGAGGAGGCCGTAAAGAATTACTGCAATATCAATGAGATTCCTTCCGGTCTGCAAAATACGGTGTATCATATAGCAATAGAGATATACCGCGGAACGAGCCAGGGAGAAGAGGGAGGGTTTTCAGTTTCCTCTATCACAGAAGGAGATATTTCCATATCTTTCAGAAAAGATGTGGAAGAAAGCTCTATTGGCAATATACTAAGCCAGCATAAAACATCTCTGAATCGTTTTCGCAAAGTGAGGTTTGGATCATGAATATTGAAAGTGCCTGTAGGATTATGCGGAACAAGATCGAACAGACGTATGAGGACAGCTGTTCGGTTTATGAACAGATGGATGTTTTCGATGAAAAAACAAAAGTTAAAAAAGGAAAAAGGGTTGCCATCTTTAAAGATGAACCGTGCCGCCTGTCATTCTCAAGACTGGAGGCAGGAGAGAAAGCGGATCCAGCCTCAGTTCCATCCCAGACTGTGAAACTGTTTATAAATCCGGACATAGATATCAAAACCGGATGTGTGATTGAGATCAAGCACAAAGGACGTACATATGAATACGAACGGTCCGGGCAGCCGGCAGTGTACAATTCCCATCAGGAAATTGTCCTCAAACTGCGTGAAAGGTGGTCGTAATATGGGCAGTGTGACATTGGATACAAAAGACCTTGAAAGATTACGGGACCAGCTCAAAGGCGTGCAGGGAAGAGCGCAAATGGATACGTTCTGCAGGAAAGCAGCGCGGGAATTGGCAGCCAGGCTTTTACGTAAAGTAGTGAGCCGGACGCCAGTGGGGGAATATTCAGAAACTTACGAATTAACAGAGGACGGTGATCTTGTTGAATCCGGCAGACAGGGAGGCGAACTGAGGAGAGCCTGGCTGTGGGGTAACACCCTGGAGGTATCCCACACAGGAGGCGTTTACAAGGTAGAGGTAAAAAATTCAAAGGAATATGCCTCTTATGTGGAATATGGGCACCGGCAGCAACCAGGGAGATATGTTCCCGCTATCGCAAAACAGCTAAAGAGTTCCTGGGTGAAAGGAAGATTCATGCTGACCAAATCCGAGGAGGAAATCCGCAGGATCGCACCGAAGTTTCTTGAAAAGGAACTTGAAAAATGGCTGAAGGAGGCGCTTCAATGACAAATAAGATTCTGGATGGGATCACCAATGCTTTATATACGGAATTCGGCAGCAAGTATTCCATATACACGGAAGACAGGCAGCAGGGTACAGAGAAGCCCTGTTTTTTTGTATCCTGCGTAAGTGGTTCAGATGAGAGATGGCTCGGAAGCAGAAGGAAACTGGAAAGTAAATTCACAGTTCAGTATTTCCCCTGCACCGACGAGCCAGAGAGGGAGTGCAATGGGATCAAGGACCGGCTTGTGTCTGCGCTGGAGTATATTAAAAATGCGGATGGTGATTTGATGGAAGGAACAAAGATTTCTTCAGAACCAACCGACGGATTCCTTACGATGTTTGTGAATTATGACTGTTATGCTGTTCAAGCTGTACAGGGAGAACCGCGGATGGAAAAACTGAATGTGGAAGGTGGATTGAAAGATGGCAGCAGAAAAAACAAGTAAAAAGGCAAATACCCCAAGGTTCTCGAAAGAACAGCTGATATCTTCCGAAAGGTTTGCGAAAGATTCAGATCTTCTGGAGGCTCTTCTAGGGGATGGCTTATATCTGGTTTCCGAGGTGGAAAAGAAGATTCGGGACTACAAGAAAGGTAAGGTGGAATAAATGGCACTTGGTGGTGGAACTTTTACAAGTCAGAACAAGATCCTGCCAGGCTCTTATATTAATTTTGTCAGTGCGGCCCGTGCCCAGGCATTAATGGGGGAGAGGGGCACTGTGACAATGGGGCTTGAACTAAACTGGGGACCTGGAGGTATCACTGAAATAACAGAAGAAAAACTGATCAAAAATTCCATTGATATTTTTGGATATGGTTATAACGCAGACGAATTGTCTGTGTTCCGAGATATTTTCTGCAATGCAACAAAACTTTTACTGTATCGTTTGAATTCTAGCGGAGGCAGGGCGGAGAATACTTACGCAAAAGCAAAATACAGCGGGACAAGGGGAAATGACATAAAGACCATTATCCAGGTAAATGTAGATGATCAAGCAAAGTTTGATGTAAAGACATACCTTGGCACTGCGCTTTTTGACACACAGACTGTTGCAGTAGCAAATGAACTTAAAAGTAATGGTTTAGTTATCTTTAAAGAAGATGTTACTCTGGAAGAAACAGCAGGCCTGCAGATGGCTGGAGGAACAGATTCAGAGGTGACTGGAAAAGATCATACAGATTTTCTGACCGCGGTCGAACCCTACGCCTTTAATGCCATTGGTACAATGACGGAAGACGCGGCCACAAACAGATTGTATGTGGCTTTCACAAAACGGATGCGGGAAACTGTTGGCGCCAAGTTTCAATGCGTGGCCTACAACACGGCAGCAGATCATGAAGGCATTGTAAACGTGAAGAATGGTATCAATGTAGTTCCATGGATCCTTGGAGCGGTAGGAGGATGTGCTGTCAATAAATCGTGTACCAATAAGAAATACGATGGAGAGGCGGAAGTAAAATGTTCCTACACGCAGACAGAATTGGAGACGGCGATAAAAGCTGGTGAATTTGTTTTGCACCAGACAGGGGACGAGATCCGGATTCTTACGGATATAAACTCCCTCACCACGTTGAACGATGAAAAAGGAGAGATATTCCAGTCAAACCAGTCAATTCGTGTCATGGATCAGATTGCGAACGATATTGCGGTGATATTTAACAGCAGGTATATCGGAGCGATAGCGAACAGTATATCAGGCAGAAATGCGCTGTGGCTGGATATTGTCAAACACCATGAGGAACTGCAGAAGATTGGAGCGATAGAAAACTTCTCGGAATCCGACGTGATTGTAACGGAAGGGGATACAAAGAAATCTGTTGTCGTAACGGATACGGTAACGATCGTAAATGCAATGGAGCAGTTATATATGACTGTAACTGTGCAGTAAGGAAGGGGTGATATTATGACACAGGAAGAAATTGCAGAACTTTCAAACAATGCGAAGATGCTTGCAAAGGATACATTGTCTGCAAAACTTGCGCAGTGTTTTGTGACGATCAAAGAGAGACGTTACAATTTCATGAGCATGACAAAGTTTGAAGCAAAGTTCAAGAAAACGAAAAAAAAGGTAGCTATCCTTGGTAAGACAGGAAGCGGCAACAAGTCTACGGGGTGGGAAGGGACTTTTTCTGCTACCATGCATTACAATACTTCCATCCTACGGGAATTAATGGAGGAATTCAAAAATACTGGGCAGGATGTATATTTTGAGACCCAGATCTTGAACTATGACCCAACATCGGATGCAGAGATGCAGGAGGTAGATCTTGTGGGCTGCAACCTTGACGAAGGGATTCTCGCCAAATTTGACGCAACGTCAGATGACTCCTTGGATGAAGACGTTTCCGGAACATTTGAGGACTTTAAGATTCCAAGAAAATTCAAAATGCTGGAAGGAATGTTGAGAAACTGACAGAAACCTAAAAACTATTTGAAAGGATGGAAAATAATGAGCAGCTTAAGTGCGTTTTTGAAAGGAAATAAGAAAAAAAAGGAAAATGAAAAGCATGTGGTAACAGAAAGCATATGCGATGAAAAGGGGGAACCGGTAAAATGGGAATTCCGACATATCGGAACGAAAAAGGATACGGCGATCAGGGACTCGTGCACGGAAGAGGTTCAGATAAAAGGAAAGCCGAATGCATTCCGCCCACGGCTGAACGTAAACAAGTATTTAGCAGAAATAATTTGCCAGTCAGTTGTTTATCCCGACCTGAACAATTCCTCACTCCAGGACTCATACGAGGTAAAAACACCGGAAGACTTATTATATGAGCTGGTTGATGATCCGGGAGAGTATCAGAATTTATGTGAATGGATTCAGCGTTTCCAGGGTTTTGAATCATTACAGAAGAAGGTTAATGATGCAAAAAACTGATTGAAGGGGAGGATGCCGAAGCGAATTATGCATATTATTGCCTACACAAATTTCACTGGAGTCCTTCCCAATTCATCGCTATGGAAGAAAACGAAAAAGCGTTTGTTATCGCGGCAATCGACATAAGGGTAAAGGAGGAACTGGAAGAGCTGCGAAAAGCTGAAAAAGAAAGGAAGGGATGATATGGCAACGATACAATCTGCAATTGAGCTGCAGGATAATTTTAGCTCCGTTTTATACGGCGTCATCAATGCGGTCAATATAACCATTCTAGAGTTGGAGAAGATGAACCAGGCAATGGATGTAGATATGGACATTGACACATCATCTCTTATCGGTGCCAGGGAAGAACTTGCCTCTGCCTCTACGATATTAGGCGATATAGTCACAAAAGCTAAGGATGTTGAAAAAACAGCGAAGAGGGTGGAAAATGGTTTTTCCGGATGGGAGAGGGGTATCATGGTGGCAAATCAGGCGATCGGGCTTATACGGAACACCATTGGACGTACCGGAGTAACGGATATGAGCGGAGCATTTGACAGGATGGATACAATGAACCGATTCCAGAGAACCGTTACTACTATGACCCAGGATTCTAGCGCAGTAAACGCCGCGCTCTCACAAATAAAAGAAAATGTTTTGGGGACCGCCTATGGTCTGGATGTGGCAGCAAAATCCGTACAGGGCTTTATGACGAGAGGGATGGCACTTGGCACCGCAACAGATCAGGTAAGGATCTGGGCCGATGCCGTGAGTTTTTTTGGAGAAGGAACCAATGAACAGCTTGAAAGTGTAATTGATGCAGTTGGAAAAATGTATTCCAAAGGAACCGTTGAGGCAGACCAGCTCGACAGACTGTTTGATGCTGGCATTGGGGCTGCTGAAATCTATGCCGCAGCTGTCGGTGAGTCCGTGAGTTCTGTAAAAGATGATCTGAGCGATGGTGTCATAAGTGCGGCCCAGTTTATCCAGACAGTAAGTGAGGCGATGGACCGGGGAATGTCCCATGGAGCAGCAAAAGAGGCAGGGGGTACGTGGGCGGTTACTTTCGCCAACATGCGTGCGGCCTTTACCCGTGGATGGATGAATGTGATCCAGAGCGCTGACCAGAGCTTGGCCGCCCGCGGACTGCCAAGTTCTATGCAGATGGTGGAGATGTTCGGGGAGAAGGCGGAGAGCGTCCTGGGCGGGATTGGAAATGCTATGAATTTCGTCGTTGGTGTAGCGGTAAAAGCAGGAGACTTGATTGGAAGCGCAGGGGGATTTATAACGGATAATTGGTCCATCATTAAACCGATTATAGGAGGTGTCGGAGCAGCTCTTCTTTTGTATGTGGGCTACCTTGGTGCTGCAAAGGTGGCAGAACTGGCGCTCAGCGCAACAAAAATCATTCTATGCCTGGCTTCCTACGCTCATGCCACAGCCACAGGTACAGTGGCGTCTGGTACTGCCGCGGCAACAGCGAAGCAGTACGCCTTCAATAAGGCGCTGTTAACCTGTCCTATTACTTGGGCGATTGCGGGTGTTCTCGGCATAGTTACTGTGCTGGGTATTGTAATAGGAGTCTACAATCGGTTAAACAACACACATGTCAGCACGATCGGAGCCATATGCGGGACAACAAACATAGCAGTTCAGTTTCTCAAAAATGTATGGCTGGGCTTTATGAATTTTTGGATCGGTATATCAATGGCGGCAGAAGCGATTATTCAGAACATAGGAACTTTTTTTGTAAATCTTGGTCCTACTATCAAAGCAGAGTGGTTCGGCATATTAGAGACAATCACGAATATAATCATTGGAGTATGCGACCTATTAAATAAACTGCCATTTGTGGATATTGATACGACGGGGCTGGAAAGTGCCGCCTCGCATTATGCTGCGGAGCAGTATGAAGCAAATGCCAGCAAACAGGAATACCGGAGTGTCGGAGATGCCTTTACCGATGGAATGCTCACCTATGACGTTGATGATGTATTTTCTTCTGATTTTGTTTTAGATGCCTACCATCAGGGGTATGATTTTGGTGCAGGATTAAAAGATAAATTTGATTTATTTAATATGACTGGTGGAGAAGACGTTTATGAAGTGGAAAGTATCGAGCCGCATTTTGACAAGTCGGGGCTTACCTCAAACATAGACAATATGGATAAGAACACGAGCAAGATTGCGAAATCACTAGACATTACTTCTGAAAATATTAAATATATCCGCGATTTTGCCACGCAACGCGCAATCAACAGGTACACTTCTACCACCATTAAGGTGGATATGACAAATCATAATTCTATCAATGGAGAACAGGATATTGATGGCATCATGAATAAACTGAATTCACGGATTGAGGAAGAATTGTATGCTTCTGCCGAGGGGGTGCACTAAAATGAATGAGAGCGGTAGCATGGATTCCATGTACGAGATATGGTTCGGAGAAATTAAATTTCCTGTCGCACCAGCTAAAATACAGACGAGTATCAATGGCAATAACAAGACAATAAGTTTGATCAATGAATCTGAGGTAAACCAGTTAAAAGGGACCAAGCTAACAGATTTCAGCTTTGATCTTATGCTGCCTGGAGCCAGGTATCCTTTTGCGGTATACAGCGATGATGGATTTCAGCGTCCGGATTATTATCTTGGAGTACTTGAACAGCTGAAGATAAACAGAAAGCCTTTCAAATTTAAGGTGCTCCGCCATATATTCTCTGGAGCATCTTCCTTTGATACAAGTCTCAATGTTTCGCTGGAAAATTATAAGATCATAGAAGATGCAGAGGATGGACTTGATATAACTGTTGAAATCGAGTTGAAAAAGTATGTAAAGTTTGGGACTAAGAAAATAAAAGTAAAGAATAAGGTTTTCCGAAGAAGCAATGTGGATACGACCAAAAAAAAGATCGTAAAGTCTTACACGTCAAAAAAAGGGGATACCCTGCTTGCGATAAGCAGGAAAGTGTATGGCATTGGAAACATAAACAATGCCGGGGTAATTTACAAGAAAAATAAAAAGAAGGTGGATCGCGCATTAAAAGGCAAATTTGGAGGAAAGTTTTCCAGGCGAATCTACACAACGGTTTTGCCGGCAGCAGTGCGCTTGACCATTCCCACCCGTTACGATAGGCTGGAAGGAAAAATTGTAAAGAGGTGAAACGAGTATGGCTGATCTGGTTGATATTGCATTGAAAGAAGTAGGGTATAAAGAGAGTGGCAACAACCGAACGAAGTTCGGAGAGTACACGGGAGCCAACGGGGCTGCTTGGTGTCATTCATTTGTTTCGTGGTGTGCAAAAGAGGCGGGGCTTGGTACAGACATTGTACCGAAGACTGCCTCCACAGACACGGGGATGAATTGGTACAAAAAGAAAGACCGGTTCCGGATTAAAGGAAGTTATATTCCGAAACGAAATGACCTGGTTTATTTTAAAACAGGACGATCCCATGTGGGGATTGTTGAAAAGGCATCCGGGAATACCCTGTATACCATTGAGGGGAATAGTTCTGATGCTGTAAAAAAAAGAAGTTATCCATTAACAGAGGGGACTATAACGGGCTATGGCGTAGTAAGCTCGTACATAGATTCAGAAAGCAAATCCGGTGCCACAAAAAAGAAAACATCTAAGAAGGAGCTCGAAGAACTTAAGGCTGCATTGAACAAAGCAAAGAAATCTTCCGATGCAACGGAAACAGTTACAGCATATACCATCCAGTCTATTAATCCGCAGAACAATATTAAAATTACACTACAGGTAACTCACAGAAAACAGCTTTACCAGATACCAGCAAAAGATGGGTTAAAAGTTACATGGGAGCGAAAAAACACTCCTGGAAAACTAGTCTTCTCTACACCGGCAAAGAAATTATCCTGCGGTGATGCGGTTGCGCTTAGCGTGAATGAGAAGCCGTTCTTTTATGGGTTTGTGTTTGAATTAAAGCCCCAGGCAGATGGAATGACAGAGGTTCTGGTGTATGACCAGCTTAGATATTTAAGGAACAAGGATTCTTATTTATATAAAAAGAAAACTGCTACCAAATTACTCCGTATGATTGCCAGGGATTTTGGTTTAAAGACAGGAAGCCTTGCGAATACAAAATATGCAATATCTAGGATAGATACGGATCAGACGCTTTTTGATATCATACAGAATGCGCTGGACGAGACAATATCGGCAACCGGGAAGATTTATACATTGTATGACAATTACGGAAAACTGATGTTGCGGCAGCCATGGAAAGTAAACATCCTGATCGATGAAGAAACCGGACAGGGATATAACTATTCCATAAGCATTGATAAGGACTATTATAACCAGATAAAGCTGGCATATGAAAATAAAAAGACGGGAAAACTGGACGTTTACATAAGTCGCTCCAGCAAGGCGATAAATAAGTATGGTGTGCTGCAGTATTACGAGAAGATAGATGATCCCAAGGTGGCAAAGCTAAAGGGGAAAGTACTCCTTAAGATGTATAATAAAGTAGCGAGAACGCTATCCATAACGGGAGCTTTTGGTTCCACGAAAGTGAGAGCAGGTTGTCTTGTGCCGGTTATAATGGATCTATACAATAGAAAGGTATCATCCTATCTTCTAGTAGATAAAGTCACGCATACTTTTAACAATGGTCAATATACTATGGATTTGGATTTGAGCGGAGGTGGATTTGATGGCGAATAATATAAATCAGTTGATAAAAAAGATAGCCATGGATGCATATCGTGCAGGAAAACCCTGTGATTTTGTTACAGGGATTGTAACAGGAGATAAGCCGCTCAGGATAAAAATTTCTGATAAGGCTATTCTGGATGGTGATTTTCTTGTGATAACCAAAACTGCTTCTGAAGCGGGTTTGGAAAAAGGTGATAAAGCTGCCTTGATCCGCGCCGGTGGCGGGCAGAAATATCTTGTTATAGACAAGGTGGTGTGAGACCGATGTTACCCGATATTGACAACTATGAGGAAGATGAATTTCCGGAAGACCTAACAGAGAAGGTTGTTCCGGATAAAACATACCATTTAAACTTTAGAACTATGACAATTTCTGGGTTTATCGATGACAGAGAAGCAAAAGAACAGGCCGTGAATAAGATTCTTATGACAGAATCAGAAGCATATCCGGTATATGATGCCGGATATGGCCGGATGTTTGATGACCTGGTCGGTAAGCCAATGTCCTACGCACTTTCGGAAGCAAAAGACAGGATACAAGAATCCGTTATACAAGACGACCGTTTTGCTTCTGTATCATTTATTGATCAGAAAATAGAAAAAAGAAAGATTACACTTTCTCTTTTTATCACCTGTACTGACGGCGACGAAGTCAAAATAGAGGGGGTTGAAGTTGATGTTTGAAAATAAATCATATGAAGATATAATGGATGAAATGCTAGATAAGATAGACCCGTCAATCGATACTCGTCAAGGATCGGTGATATATGATGCAATAGCCCCGGCGGCTGCGGAGCTCGAACAAGTCTATTCGGATATAGGCCTTATTGAAGATGAATGCTTTGCTGACACTGCTTCTTATTATTATCTAATAAAGAGGGCAGCAGAACGGGGAATTTTTGTGGAACAAGGAAAACCTGCAGTGATCAAGGTTAAGATCACGCCTTCAGACAAAGAAATTCAGCCGGGCACTGGATTCAACATCGGCGAGCTGAACTATGAGATCACAGAAAATCTGGGTGATGGGTACTATTCATTGACCTGTGTTGAGATAGGAAAAGCAGGTAACGATATTTCGGAAGATGTAATACCTATTGAAGATGTGGAAGGCCTTGAAAGTATTGCAGTTGAGGAAATTATGACTTACGGGACGGACGACGAGGACGAAGAGTCCTTGCGAGAGCGTTACTTCGATTCTTTTACCGAAGCAGCTTTCGGTGGGAATAAAGCTGAATATAAGGAGAAAGCAGACCAGTTTGATGTTGTTGGAGCCTGCAAAGTAATTCCGGTATGGAATGGCGGAGGCACAGTGAAACTGGTCATTCTTGGAGCGGATTTCGGGGCGGCAAAATATGAAACGGTACAGCATATTCAAGAAGCGTTTGATCCACTAATGGATGGGACAGGTGTGGGGATAGCGCCAATCGGGCATATAGTCACCGTTGAATCGGCAGAGACACAGACGGTAGATATAGCGTGCTCATTAATTTTACAAAATGGGTATATGTGGGATGATATACAGAAAACAATTGTTGTTGCTATAAATGAATATTTTCTATCCCTTAGGAAGACATGGGAGGATACTGAAAATATAGTAGTGAGAGTTGGACAGATTGAAAATATCCTGTTGAACATGGATGGAATAACGGATGTGACTGAAATAAAGTTAAATAACGATACGGGAAACGTAATAATCGATACATATAAGATACCGGAAGTAGGTGAAGTGGTTGGACAGACAAGTGATTGACTATCTTCCGGAATGGTTGCGTGAATTTAGGGAGATAAAAATCTTGTGCGCAAGATATCAAGCGCAGATGGATGAACTTTGGAACACTATTGAATCATTATGGAGTAATAATTTTATTCTTTCGCTGGATGAACATGGCTGTGACCGCTGGGAAAAAGTATTGAAACTTAAAAATAAAGATATATACACTTTGCAGGATAGACGAAATAATATTGCCGGTCGTTTGGCAGAACAAAGGCCATATACCTTTAAAAAGTTGCGTATGATATTAGATGTTTTGTGCGGAAAGGATGGTTACACGATCGAGCTTTTCCCCGAGACTTACACCATCAGAATCAAAGTTATGCTCACGAGTAAGAATATGTTAAACGATGTAAAGGCATTATTGGACCGGATGATACCGGCTAATCTGGTGGTGGATGCTGACCTGATGTATAATGTATACGGGCTTTTGAGACCGTATACATACAAAGAATTAAAGATATATACCTGCAAACAATTAAGGGAGGAAGTGATGAAATGAGACAGTCAGAACATTTTGGATTTAATATTCCAGAGGATAATGATTTTTTTAATCCGGAAGATTTTAATGCTGAAAAAATTGACCAGGAATTGCATGATATAGATACTAAAAAAGCAGACAAAACCTATGTTCCGTCCAAAACAGGAGAAGGCGCCAGTGGAACATGGGGGATAGATATAACGGGAAATGCGGGAACTTCTACGAAATTAGCAGCTTCCAGATCAATTTTTGGGAAAACATTCAACGGATCTGCTGATGTAAAGGGACAAGGCTCCTTTTATGGCAGGTATAATTCTTCGGCGGCGGGCAGATTTTCGTCATCAGCATTCCAGATACGGGAAAATGATCTTGTGGCCAATACTAAAAGTGATATTGCCTATGCACCTTCGATCGGATTCCATTGGAGCAATATGACCGCTGGTACTCTTGCTTTGGGAGCCAACGGGAACTACTATTTTTTGACGCAGCAAGGTACAACTGGCACTGTTGTTGCTAATTTGTCCGGCAATGCTTCTTCTGCCACTAAACTAAGTACATCCGCTGGTTCTGCCACAAATCCTGTCTATTTTTCCGACGGCAAGCCTGTGGCATGTTCCTATACACTTAGTAAATCAGTCCCAAGCAATGCTGTCTTTACGGACACG